GGTCACTCCACGTCTGGAGGTTTCCAACAGTGTTCATGGGTCAATGGGATTGCAACGACCAAAGGTGGGTCTCACGTGGACAAAGTGGTTCAGGCACTTGTAAGTGAAATCCAAAAGGACAAAAGGTGTTCGACTCTGAAACCTGCCCAGATCAAGGCGTCCCTGTTTGTCTTTGTGAAGGGTATCATCGTGAACCCGACGTTCAGTAGTCAAACCAAGGCGGAGTGTACTTCAAAAATTTCCGATACTCCCAATTTTCAGCCAAAATTCATCAAGGACGTTCTCGCCACCGGTGTCTTGACTGACCTCATCGCACTGGGTCAAGCCAAGTTGGACAAGGATCTCAAGAAGACAGATGGATCCAAGAAGTCGCGGATTACGGGTGTCCCAAAACTGGACGACGCCAACTGGGCCGGTACTCACAGGTCGCACGAGTGTACGCTTATCATTACCGAGGGTGACTCTGCCAAGGCTCTTGCGATTGCCGGACTGAGCGTGGTAGGCCGGGACAGGTTTGGTGTGTTCCCACTGAGAGGCAAACCGCGCAATGTGCGGGACGCTTCGGTAAAGCAAGTGACTGAAAACGAGGAGTTCAACAATCTCAAGAAGATTCTCGGGCTCCAACATGGAAAGACCTATAATTCTGTAAGAGAATTGCGGTACGGCAGACTCATGATTATGACCGATGCAGACTTGGACGGGAGTCACATCAAGGGTTTGGTCCTGAACATGTTCCACGTGTATTGGCCCAAACTGATCGACCTTGGGTTTGTGGTCTCCATGGTGACACCTGTGATCAAGGCGGGCAAGTCGTGGTTCTTCACGGAAGATGCGTTCCGCGAGGCACAAGCGCAAAGGTCGGGCGGTCTCCCTGGACCTGTCAAGTACTATAAGGGTCTGGGAACATCGACAAGTGCCGAGGCAAAGGAATATTTCAAACAGATTGATAAATTGACTGTGGCATTTGGTGCGGACAAGGACATGAATGAGTCTATGATGCTTGCGTTCGCCAAGGCCTTGGCAGATGATCGCAAAGAGTGGCTGACGAAACACATGGCAACGCCACCTCCAGGCGTACCCTACGGCCAAGTCGCCAAGTTGTCCGTCTCAGACTTTGTTCACCGCGACCTTGCCAACTTTAGCGCTGAGGACATCAAGCGCAGCATCCCACACGTCGCGGATGGTCTCAAACCGAGTCAACGCAAGGTGATATTCGCATGTCTCAAGAAGGGTCTGACGCAAGACATGAAGGTAGCCCAGTTGGCAGGGTACGTGGCCGAACAAACAGCATACCACCACGGCGAAGCCAGTCTCCAAGGAACAATTATCAATTTAGCCCAAAATTTCGTGGGTGCAAACAATCTGAACCTTTTGGAGCCTTCGGGTCAGTTTGGTACGAGATTGGCAGGTGGCAAAGACGCGGCCAGTCCCAGGTACATCTTCACGCGTCTCAGTCCCTTGGCCAAAAAGATCTTTGACCCGACGGACGCCCCCGTACTCAAGTACGTGGTGGATGATGGTCAGAAGGTTGAGCCCGAGTACTATGCACCTGTCCTTCCCATGATCCTTGTCAACGGTGCCGAGGGTATCGGGACGGGCTTCAGCTGTTACGTCCCACCGTATGACGTGGAGATCATCAAGCACAACATTCGGTGTGTCCTCGATCAGGTTGCGCGAGGAATCGCAGATTCCGAGTCGGAGCGGAGCTCCTCCTGGGCCCCGATGGTCCCACACTTCAAGGGCTTCAAGGGCAAGGTGACAAAGACGAAGGAGCACACGTGGACGCTCGAGGGTCTCGTGACCAAGGAGGGGAGTCAGTACCACGTCACGGAGTTGCCTCCAGGGAAGTGGATCCAAGACTTCAAGGAACACTTGGATGACCTCGTGGACAAGGGAACGATCCAAAAGTATGAGAACCATTCGACGGAGACTCAACCAGACTTTCGGATTTGGGGCGCCTCGTTCGAAGACCCCGTGAAGGACCTTGGACTTATCAAAACGATTCACACGAGTAACATGTACCTGATTGCAGGGAATGGAGCGGTAAAAAAGTACGCAAGTCCGGAGGAGATTTTGGTCGATTACGTGGAGATTCGGCTCCAAGTGTACAAGAAACGCAAGGCCTGGCTTCTCAAGGAATTTGATTCTGAAATTGAGTGGCTCAGTGAAAAGGCCAGGTTCATCACGGGGGTGATTAACGGGTCACTCAAGGTGTTGAACGTTCCCTTGACCCAAGTCCAAAGTCAGTTGTCCAAGGCCCAATTTAAGGATGAAATATGGGAGAAGCTTTTGGATATCAAGACGTACCAGTACGTGGCTGAGGAGGTGAAGCGTCTCCAAGACTTGGTCGCAAAGCGGAAACACGACCGGGACGCACTCAAGGCGACGAGCGTGGTTCAACTGTGGAAGAATAATCTGAGCGAGTTGTAGTAGAGGAATGCAAAAGGCATTCCATAACGTGATTACACTTGAAAGACAGTTACAGGCATCGATATTTCATCTCTTTAATAAAGACGTAGGACCACCGGCTCCAGTACCAGTCCCTGTACCAAGCCAGGTATCCCCAAGTCCCAAACAGACCCCAGTTGCTCTATTTCCGATTGACGTGAGCGGTTTTTATAAAGTAACAAACCCGACCGAAGTGACGTTTTATGCATCGACAGACGTTCCAACGATCCCTGTGAGTGCTGGATGGTCCGGTGTAGGATTTATTGGAATTTTAGGTCAAATTCAAGTCACAAGCGTCTCGAACGTCGCCGGAGCTACAGAGTACGGAGCATATAAGTGGTCATTTACTCTTCAGACGGACACGGATCAAAACATACAAGGAACGCAAGAGTCTGTGGGTGCTATTCTTTATCCGCCGAACCAGGTACAGTACAACACCAAAAGAACTCAAGTTCCGGTGTACGGATACTACACGACATTTCAAAACGCCGTCACATTTTATTTTACGGCACCTCCTCCGGTGCAAACAGGAGTCGGATGGCTTATTACAGGCCTTCCGACATTCAAGGTCCCTCTCCAGATTACTTCATATTCTCAAAACTTGGACATGGCCTTTTCAACAGTTGGTTCGAATATTCCGACCGTTTCACTTGCAACACTCGTTCCTGTAGATGGAAGTATTCCACCGAACAACTCTGTTCCTGTATATGTGAATGGAGTTCCTGCAATGATTCAAGAGCCTTTATTTACGAACGCGTTTGTTCCTGGGAAGTTCACAAACTACGTTTCTCCAAAAACAGCAAGTGGAATACCAAACGTACAAGTCCAACTCAACTCGAACGTTCACGTAGGAACTTATCCAGAACTAAGAACACTTAATACGGATGTAGAGTGGCAAGACCCACAACCAGGAACGCGCCTCTTTCCAGAAAGTAAGTACATTGAAGAAAAGAATAAAGGGTTCAGTTCGGGTTCGGTCCTTTCGCTTCAGGCTGTTGGGCCACAAGAAGAGTACCTTTGGACGGATGATATGAGCAAGTCTCAATGGAATCCGGCATTCAAGCGATACTCAAACTTTGTGATGTATCAAAAGGTGTACCCTTTTCCACCCCCAAATCCGTATTATCAGGGATCTGTCGTTCAGATTGAGTTGCGCCCGACAGAGTTGGGTCATCTGTTGTCAAACATGTACCTTTCAGTGACTCTTCCGGCTCTTCCCGGAAGCAATAATTACACACCAAACGTCGGACGGGCTCTTCTGAAACAGGTCGACCTTCTCGTGAATGAGACAATCGTCGAGACCTTGTATGATGACTGGTATGTTATTCGTGACCAGATGTTTCTCGACGCGGATGAGCAACTTGGTCTTCAAACGGCGCTCAACGTATCAAACGCCCAAGTCGGTGGGACCATCACGATTCCACTCGAGTTTTTCTTTTGTCGCCGCCATTCACACAACAATAAAGGACGTGAGCGGCTTCGCAAGCCGTACTTGCCAACGTGTGCCATGTGGGCTCAACGTCTGTATGTGCGTTTTACGTTTCAACCAAACACATGGTGGTCGAGTCTTCCCGCAAACACGACGTATGACGTGTATCCACCAGGCACGACACTATGGCCAAATCTTATTACAGAGGAAATTCTTCTGGAAAATGCAGAAAAGCTATACTATCAAAACACGCCACTCAAGTATATAGTGAACCGCGTTCAAAAGGAGTCGACCCTCGCATTCACGAGTGCGAATCCAACTCTTCAGTTAACAGCGAGTTATCCCGTTCAAGTCCTTGCATGGTTCTTTCGAAACAAGAACTTCGAAACGGTGACGGACGGTCGATACTACGCTTCTCGGTACAGTTATGGATACACGACACAATACATTCAGACGGGTATCGAACTTCAATTTCCTTCGGGAAATGCAAACTTTGTGGATGTAATTAACACTGCCAAGATTACTTTGAACAATGTGGACATTCTGAGTACATTCCAGGGGTCATTGTACTACTCGTTTAAACAGCCCATGGAACATTACCTCTCGATACCTTCAAAAAATATTTATACATATTCGTTTGGTTTAACACCCAAGGAGTACAATCAGGGTGGGTACCTTAACTTTTCAAAGTTAAATTCACAAACGACGTATATTCAGTTGAATTTTAACGCGTCTTATACGAATCAACTCATCAGTGGATACAACTTGTATCTGTTTTATTACGGATATAGTCTTTTACAGTTTCAGGGTGGTTTTGCTTCCCTTCCGTTTCTGTAAGCTTCCGAAGAGCCTCAACAATTCCGTTCGAAATTGCCCACCGCAAAAAGTTCAGTTGGGCGCACGTGGTTGTCAGACCCTGAAAGTCGATGCGTTCCGTCCGACAAAATGGATCAAAGAGCTTTTTACTGTACCCGTCCAAACTGGATTTGTATGCTACATGTACAGTAAAGACCTTGCCGTTCGGGGCCGTAAAAGACACGTGGTTCGCCTTTGAATAGTTTGTGACGAACCACTCGAGTTTCCGGAGAGACGGACCCTTTCCATGACCTAAAATATCATGGAGCTGTTCACGATTCTCCGGAACCTCAAAAAATTTGGTCAGGCTTTGTAAGAGCAAATCACTTTTGCTTCCCATTACTCAAGATAGTTTTGAATTCTCTAAGTGGCGATCGAAACACTGCGTGTCGGGTCGGAACGCTGCGCGTTCCTCTCACTCCCACGGAGCGGACTCTTCCTTTTTCTCGGGCGGTTTCTCGGGTTTGTAGTGTGGTGCTTGACACTGATGGAACCCACAGTACCCATTCTCTTTGGGCTTTTTTAAGCACCTTTGCTTACTCTTCAAAATGCCTTTACAAAAGTTCCCTTCGACTCGTACCGTATCTTTGATGAGCCGCTCGATGGGAATCTCGTACAACCGAGAAACTTCTTCAAGCACGGCCCTGGACCTGAGATTGACCCGACGTGCCACTTCGTCTTCTATGCTTTGAAGAATCTGTTGTTGATAAGCATCCTGCTCCATACCTACTATACGGTTGGAGCTTTTAAGGGCTTTGAAAACCGGGCCAAAAAGGCGCGCTTTGCCTCAACCTCCGCCGAACTTGACGTCTTGACCATGAATTTCTTATCAAAAATGAGATCGGCACTGACCAACGGCTCCAAGAGATCTTGGACGGGTTTCTTGAACTGGTTTGTAAAGTAGTACTGATAGTCAAGTGGAATCTTGCGTTCCCGTGCCCACGCTGGATCTTCAGCCTTTTCGAACATTTTGCCGTCACCCTTGACGATGACGAACGCAACGCGGTCGCCTTGTTGCGGCTCCGAACCCGGGGCGCGCGCCTTCATCTTGTCCCGAACCGTGACGTGTGGCTGCGGAACCTTGTACTCGGCTGCGAGTTGCTTACTCATCAAGAGCTTGTCCATCGGGACTTCACCCGCCATGAGTTTTCGAGCCGCGTCACGCGCAAAGTCTATGACGGGTGTTGGATTGCTTGACTCGAGCACCATTCCCAAAAGGCTCTTGAGCGTCTCACGCACGAAGGGACACGAGTCACGCCGAACCACTTGGAGGCCCTTGACGTCAATCTTCTTGAACTTGACGACGAGTGTGCCGTCTGGCGAACGACCCCCTTCCCACATCTTTGCCGCGTACCGTTTCTTCGAGTACAAAAAGTACGGACAATACACCTTCTCCAACTCCAAATCGTTTGGTGCCTTGAACAGCTTCGTACACTCTTCAGACGCACACTCTCCAAGTTCCCACGAATACTTGATTGCATCGAGTCCCTTGCGTCCCTGAACGTCAAACTCGACCATCACGGAATCCGTATCCCCGTACCTCACCTTCGCCCCGGGAAAGTTTGCCTCGACGTAGTTCTTCGTCTCTTCGATCATTTGTCGTCCACGCATAGTGACGGTCGAAGCAATGGCAACAAGCGGTAAAATACCTTTCGAAGCCCCGCAGAACCCATAGATACTATTCATCGAGACTTTGTATGCGAGTTGCTGGCCGTTATACACAGCCTCCATGGGTGTTCCCTCGGCAGATGCCATGAGCTTCTTGGCCTTTTTGCGGTACGCCTTGAGATCTGTCAAGATCACTGGAAGCAAACTTGGAACGGGAACTCGCAGTTCCGGCGCACAAGCGGAGCTTGTGCTCTGCGCAAACTTGTGTGGTCCAAACTGTTCGTACTCGACGCCTGGTAAGTTATCATACTTTGGATCCATCACAAGGGTCGAATAACACAGGTTGTGCGCACACATGATAGACGGATACAGGGACGCAAAGTCCAAGGCTGTGATTGGTCCATAATACGCACCCGTTTGAGCCTCAAGCACGGTTGCACCTTGATAGCCTTCATCATCTGTAGAAGGTCCGCTCTGCCTTCGAAACGTCGGAATCACAAACCCAAGCTCACGTGCCTTCTTTGCCATTTGGGAAAAGACCTTGATTTGTTGACCGCGCTCGGACAAAAAGGCGAGTGGGACCCAACACGCCTTAGCCATCTCCGTGACGTTCTGGATTTGACACAGTTTTGCCATGAGCGCGTGTGGAAGCTCTGTATCCTTCAAACAATACGCCGCAACCTCTCCGAGTCTGTCTGGGTCACCCTCGGCGTACCGTCCGAAAATCTCTTTGACTGGCATATCATTCTTTTGGTCTTTCAGAAAGTGTTTGGAGACGTTATTCAGAGAGTAACTCTCAAGCTTGTGTTCGCGCTTGACATCCTGGAACAGGTCAAACACGTACCGACCACTCATGGGAACCATCTTCAAAAGGTTGTTTCCGAGAGCGGAACTTGACAAGTTCTTTTCTACGAGTTCACACGAAACGTCTTTGACCCGTCCCCATTCGGTACTTGCACCACGCAAAACGGCGCGATAGTGCAAAAACTCCAAGTCGAATCCGAAGATATTCCACCCCGTAATAATGTCTGGATCCGTCTTGACCAGATACTTTTGGAACGCGTCCAAAAGTTCGCGCTCAGTCTCAAAGGACTCGAGGTCAGGGCCGTTCGTTTGTTTCAAACAGAGACACTTGCGATCGAACCAGTCGTCCTTCCCAAACTCTTTGGTCGTCATACCGATCTGGAACACGACATCGTGTGGGTTTCTGGGGTCGGGGAATGCACCCGTCGATGAGTAACACTCGATATCAAAGGACATGATTCTGAGGGGCGCAACGTCATCGCGTTGAACAGGGGTTACAAAGTGCCAATTCGGCGCCCATAAATTGATATCACACGTCGTCTTGATATCAGGCTCACACAGACCCGGGTCGATCCACCCGGTGGATGAACACCCCGAGCAGTGCATAAAACGCAAGACGGGATCGATATTTGCTTCATAAATACGCGCTCCTGAAAGCTCTGGCCACTTGGCATTCTCCACAGAGTACGCAAACCCACGAAGCGCCTTGTGCGTTTTAAATGTTACTTGAATAAAGTTTGAGAGATCGCCGTTTTGGAACCCCCATAAGTCCTTGGCGCGTTTGTGTTCCGCTTTCCACACCTTGGTCTTGACAAAACTCAAGACGTCACTCGTGTACCTCTGAGGTTTTACGAAACAGTACGGTTGGAACGGCGTTCCGAGAGAAACCGATTGACCATTCGCGGCTCTTCCGAAGATGCGTATGGTAAACTGATCATCTATGTCTTGACCCTCCCAGGCAACTGCCTGAAACGGCTCCATTATTTATAAAACGTTTCACTTTTTTAAACTCGTGTGTAGTCTCGTGTACTTAGAACAAGTCGTCTATGAAGCTCTTCAGAGCCTCCTCCACCTTCTTCGGCTCTTCAAAAACTCTTTCATCCTTTTTTATAGATGCGGCATGCGCTCTCCAGGGGAACACACCCTCGAGCGTTTCGTACAGTATCTCGTCGAACGTATAAGACGTTTGACTTGTCATGTCCGTCTTGAGTTGACACCGTTCCCCACGTGGGACGGATTTCAAGTGACTCACGACGGTCTCTTTCATATCCTCGAAAACCTCAGACTGGTAAAAAGCGTTGAGCATAGACTGACGCCATTCGTCAGTCTCCAGAAAGTCCCACGTCGTTCGTGATCGTATGTACTTGTTAAACTCGACGTACTGTCCCCACTCTCTCTGAAGCAAAGGACGCACCTGAGCTTGGATCACCTCGTGCCAAAACGTCACGAAGAACCTCGTTGGTGTAGTGAACACCGCTTCGCCTCGAGAACGGTAAATGACCTCGTGAACCTTCGTGTTGGGCCATACGACGAACTTGTTAGTCTCATTGAGCTTTTTGAATATGAAACCAGCTACGTGACAGTATCGGATGTGCGGGCCGATAGACTCCACGAGTCCGTTGAGGTTCAAAGATTCAATGTTGGGTGGTGTGCTCCTGGGGTGTCTCTTTACAGTGTATTCATCACTCGTGCACGGGTTCTCACGCTGGTCCCTGTGTCTCTTCAGTTTGGCGTCCGCCTTGGACTGGTACTTTGGGTCTGTGAACGTCCGATGGCACTTCGGACACGTAGCAGTGGGCATCCCTTGACTCTATCAGAGAAAAAAGTTTCCCCACGACCTTGGGCTGGAAGGGACGGCCTGAGGTCAGGGAAACGTACTTCACGTACGGGCCGTGTTGTGGGTCATCAGGATCCAGGTCGGCCAAGTGGACTCGGCACCGCCTGGAGGGTATGCATACGGGCTTGTAACAGTACTCGACCTCGCACGTCATGGCTCTACTGGGGCTGAGGGTTTTAAGTTTTTCCCCTTTCCCAGACCTAAGGGAGTATTTTGGACAATTGAAGATCAACTTTACTTTTGATTTATACCCAAGCTAAGGGAGAAAACCCCCTTAGGTCAGGGAAAATATAGGCAACGAGTTAGAGGTCCCGACCCCCCGAGACCCCCCTTAGGTCTGGGAAAAAGGTCAATGGGATTCCCAAAAAGAGTATGTAAGGGAAATGAAATT